CCAGCTTCAGCTGAACCTGCAAGAGTTCATCTAAAAGCTTGTCCTTCGGATAGACTTTCTTATACACGCTATGTTCAAGCTGCAATTGTCGCTTGCTGACATGAGCCTCGAAAGCTTTACCGTCCACCTCAAAGACCACGCAATCTCCCACAGCCCCCATCTTCTTCTCCAGAATCGCGGCTCTTGCAACACCATTGAGCCCCTTTCCAACAACGCGCGTAGGTGTGACACCCCCCATCCCGAATTTCCAACGCCTCCAGAGTGCATGCTCTAGGGGCTTCAGGTATGAGGCTAGCAATAAGTTGAACCTGGGCGAACGACACATGATCATCCGTGGCTTACTTCGCTTTTGCAAAGGGTTAAACTTTTCAGCCTTAAGAAACGCGGAGAGCCTTCTGTCGTACTTAGAAAGATCCGGTTCTATATCCAGTGATTCCATTGCTTCCTGGTATCTACGTCTCAACCTTCCAGAATAGGTTGAAACCACCTCCTCTAGGGTCATCCGCTCAACCTGACATTTGACTAGCAGCACCCCCAGCCGCTTAAAAGTTGTCTCAAAGTCAGGGTTGACCGGTTCTTCTGGTGTTGGCCCCAGGGTGCGCATGCGCAGCGCCGCCTCCTCGTTGTGCAAACAGTTGGAATGCACTCCAGCCGTCCACAAACCATCGATCGCTGGTACCCAGCACCGATACATCATCCTTTTGCCCTCCACACAACCAAAACTACGCGATGGGTCTAACGTCGGCATAACCAAACGGGCGTCCGCGCGTAATGGAAACTCCTCGGAATTCCCCACACAAACACCTATGCCTGTATTAGATACCCCCCATCAAGTCTTGGCGTGGGGCAGGACCGTCTCCACTGGCTTGCCACTCATAAACCGTCTGAAGGATTCCGAGAACGTTTCAGTACGTCCCTTTGGCACCCTCCCTTGCGAAATGGCATCACTCTGCTCGCGCGAGACGAGACCCACCCAACCACCCAGCTCGGCCGCAGCTGTCGCCTCGTGCATCGTCACGAACATCGCATGAGTCACAGTACCCGGAAGCACCATAGACAGATACGAGTCGGTCAGACCCAACTCAGCAGCAAACTGGACCGCCTTAGCGGTAAGTGAGGCTCTCAACTCCAAGGTCCTCTTCTTGAACATCGCCTTTGACAGCAACTTATTCAGGACCCTCAGAGACACGAGAGAAGTGTACTCTTCCGCGGAGAGATTAAGGACGACGTCATACGACGCTTCCCCCTCCTTCGGTAAGTTCGTGACGACTTGCTCTAACCAGTTGAGCTTTACTCCCTTTCTGAGTATGCCATCCAAATAGCTACGCACCGCTTCTGACGAGGTCTTACCACCAGTCATGTTCGGGTTGTAGAAATCTTCAAGCGCGACCGCCTCTAAACAACGAGTCAGTCTTCCTCTTCGACGGAGTCGGAAACCCGGCCCCTCGGAAGCACCGAGAGGCGGGGCCTGTGCTTGCCCAACGTCAGCGCCGACTGACTTGGACTGTGGGTTGTCATCG